CGTAGCGATCGAAAGCAGCCGAGTTATCGCGCAAGATTTGTAGCGACGGATTTTTGACTAACGCCCCGTCATCGCGAGCGCTTGAGACTAAAAAGCCACGCTTTTTTAAGTCTTGCGCCGCTTCGACCATGAGCGCCCAATGCATACACATTGCAGCCAGCTTCTCGCCGTCGAGTTCGGTCAGCAGCCCTAATTTTTCAAGTTTTGGCGCAAGCTCGCCCCATTTCTTCTTGCCTTCACGTGGCAGCCAAGCCGGGCACTTCGGCGTTACACTTGCCGGTCTTGGCTCGTTGAGTAGCCGATCACACCGAGCCCTCCCCTCCAAGACCTTCAAAGCTGTTGGTTTTTTGTTGTGTCCACCCTTAGGCATATCCTCACCCCCTATCTGACAAAAAAGGTCTTTTGCTGACAAGTTTCGCGCGAGACTCCGCGACGGTCCTCTGGGCCTTGCGCTGGGAGAATCCATACCCCCCATGGCATCACGCCGCCACTTTCTTTTTGGCTCGCCTGTGTTTAACGGCAAGTTCGGCCATCACCTTCGGCATAACTTCGGATATATGCCTTGGCTGTGGCCGGCCTTCGTTATCGATCCATATCCCGCAATGCCTACAAAACGCGAGCGTGTGCGGCAATGGTTGCGTAGGCCCGAGGTCCCGGCCACAGCGTTCACAGATTATCCGCTTCAACGCCGCCGCCCCCGGCGCGCTCTGTGCCTATCACATGGCGCCACCCTAATACAAACAGGCAGCCAGCGCGGTTTTTTATACCCTTTCTTAGGCATATTTTTTGCCACCGGTAAATCTACCACGCCACCATCTGCCATATAAGTAAGCGCGCTGGTTGTGTAATACACAATGCGTTTTTCTTTATTTAGCTCAATAAGAAGATCAACCAACTCCTGACTCATGCCACCCCAAAGGAGTAAGTTGGGCGCCCATTCTAAAGCAATATGTCCTTTCGTTTCCATGTAATCTCCCATATGTCGCTGCAATTCCACCAGCGTAACCCAGTCCCTCTCGCGCACAAATTCCACTATTGCTTCTTTCAATAAACCTTCCTTAGCAAGTGCCTCCCACATGGTTACATCTCCTTTCTCTTGAACTTGTATTAACCTCTCGAAAAGGTTAATACACGCAAAGCCAGTAATACCAACGCTTTACAGATACCTGTATTAACCTGCTTAACCTTTGGCCACTCCTCTATATTTTTTTTTTATTTCTTACTACTCCTACTCAAATTAAAATTCTCCGCTAATGTCGAAAGGTTAATAAGGTTAATACACGTTCTCGTAACCCCTTGCAAATACTATGTTTTTTTGTATTAACCTTTTGCGCTTTGACTTTTCTTGACCAATTTCCATAACATGGCGTTGTCATATGTCCCTGCCGTGCAAATCTTCTTGTCATCAAATATCCGGTCTCTCATCTTCTTTAACTTCATGCCTAACGCTGTTTTTTGTGCCCGCTCCGTGGCCCCCTTGCCTAAATCAAAACCGTCTATTTTCTCAGCAATTTGAAACAAGTCAGAGATTTTGACCTTCTTGTCCTCCCACACTTCCCACCATTCATTTACAAACTCCCGCCATATCCCGCTTTCTGTGTCTGCCGTGTCGTAAAACTCAACGATATTTCCAAGAAATCCCGGTATTTCGGCATGTTTAAGTATTCCACCCATGACCCTCGTCCAATCCTCGAATGACCCTAAGGGTGTGATGTCAGCTTCCGGCCGTCCAGCGGATATCCAGCTTTGAATGAGCGTTAACGCCGACCAAATAAGCCGTGAGCGCCTGCTCTTAGTCCATGCGATCAGATTTTTATGCTTGAAATTGTGCCGTAGCCATGGCTTTTCCTCTTGTGGCGTTAGCCTGATTCGGATGCTTCGGCGAGCAATGTCTGTGCTCACGATTGCGTTATTTCCAGTCGCGGCCCAAATCCAACTTATCGGCAGCCTTACAGTTTTGTTTTTGCCTAAGAGGCGATCGTCCCATATATCAGCCGTCAACGCAGCCGATAAGACTGGCGAGTCAAGGCGTGTTATGTTATCAATCAAAACTGCCGACCTGCCCTCGATCAGCCTTGCGGTTATTGCTTTTCTTACCTCTTCGTCGTCCCGTGGCGGAGGGATTATGCCCACGTTGCTATCGCAAGAAATGCTAAGCAATACTTTTGCCAAGAGACCCTTCCCTGATCCCTGACCGCTTGCCTCGATAAAATGCAATGGCGTAAGGCCGTCAATCATGGCTCTACAAAACGGCAATAGTAACAAGGCTATGGCGTGCGCCCTGTCGGCATCACTTGAAAAAGGGAAGTCACATAAAAGCTCGTCGAATATCCACCTTTTGGCTTCCGCAACGTCGGCTTTTGTAGGATTTTTAGGAACTTCTGGGATTGATAATCGGTCTGGCGGAGCATAATAACTCCGTGTTTTCTCGTGGTATCCAGCCTCAACCTGCAACGTCCCATCCTTAGCAAAGATAGGAACCCTTACAATATTTTCCAAGACTGGGAATTTAAGCGGTGAGACTAAAACGTCCCTCACTACATCAAGCGGCGGCTTGCTTTTCTTTAATCCGTCCTTGGTCATGGCCACCCAGTTAGCCGTCCTCGCCATTTCGTAGCGCATGCGGTCGACGTCAAGCTCTACGGTAATCAGCCCTCCGTGTTCGTCCTCCTCGATCTTGACTGGCCCAGCATGTAGAAACAGCCGAGGCTCTGCCTCATTAGCCATCATCAAAGCACTTATAGCCTGCCCGCTCACTTCTGGCAGACTTTTAACGCTGGCATCAATTGTCGGTAAGCCATCGTTTAAGGCCTCTTCTGGTAAGGCCTCTTTTGGCTCATATAACGGCGCCTGCTCAGCCATAGATAAAAGCTCTTCTTTTGTGCCCCCAGCCTCCAGCCAATCGCTAACGTCGCCCTTCGGTGGCAAACTCGGCAATTCCAATAATCTGATCTTGGCTTTGCCCATGAGCGACCTTGCCACCTGTTCGGCGTGCCTACGGCCCACTTCGTCGTTATCTGGGATGATCACCACGTCAGCGCGGACCAAATAATCGGCATATTCTGGCTTCCACTTCTCAGCGCCAAAGGGATTAGTTGTGGCCGTAAGGCCCACTTTAGCCATATTGTCGGCGTCCTTTTCACCCTCAACGACAAAGACAAGCTCGCCCTTGCTCACGGCTTCAATGACCCTCGGCAAGTTGTAGAGCGTGGGATTGACCTTCCCCATGCCGTAGGCCCAGCCACCCTTGCCATCTGGGCGAACGGCCATAAATTGCTTTTCTGGCGTTCGGATAATTCCAAATAGTGGTTTACCTTCTGTGTCTGTGTAAACATATGTTGGCTTTTGGTTTTGCTTATAAGGTTTTCGTAGTGGTCTTTCTTCGTGAGGGAATAAATCGGCCATGGTCAAGCCCAAGGCCTTTACAATATCTTCTGTGCTGCAACCAGCAAAGCACTTTAACAGCACTCGGCCATCGCTACCTTCGGTTACTGACAGCGACGGATTGCAATCTTCGTGTGCCGGACAGCGCGCTATGTAGCCGTTATGAACGCGCTTAACCTTGTCCAGCCTTGATAAAACTACTTCTAAGGGATTGTTTTCACGATCAAAGCATGCTATACTATCCATGAGATAGCCTCCTTCTTTTCGTCTAACATGAGATAGCCTCCTTCTTTTCGTCGCACATGAGATAACCTTCTCAGTCTCCTTTTCTTCGTAGTTTTAGACATCGAGCAACCTCCTCTTCTATGTTCGTTTTTCTTCACATATCCGGTTGTGGCGGCCGGATGCTAAAACAAACAAACTCAAACTTTGCAAAGGGAGCCGTTTTTTAAGCGGCTCCTTTTGCTGTTATACGGTCGTCTTCTGAATGTAGAGCGCGGCCGGCTGCAAGACGTAGCCTTCCAGCCTTGCGGATGCAACCAGTAAATGCGTTGCTTTCGCCGGCGCTTGGAAGCGCACGACCTCAAGCTGGAGGTTCCGCCTCACAGCAATAGCCACGCCCTTCGCAAAGTCCCCAAGAATAGCAGTCCCGGTCGTGACGTTGGTCGTGAATAGGTCCTGCATATTCGCAAGCACCGGAGGCGCACCAAGCCATGTGCCATTAGCCACGGCCACTTCTGCAGCCCTGTCAGCATAGTCTGCCGTGTTGGCGATGATTGCGCTCGGTATATCCATATCGGCATCAAGCATGCTCTTTACCGCCGCCATAGTGCCTGCCCAAGTTCCGCAGTCTTCGGCCGCAGCACTTGTGGCGATGTTGGTATCAGCCAATATGGTCGCTATAGTTAGCGCATCCAACTTAGTTGCGAACGCCCCGGCAAGGCTCATGCGTAAGGCAGCGTCCAAGTTCTTTGCGTCCTCTACCACTTCCATCGTTAGAGGCACAGTCGCCACCAACGCTTTTGGGTCCAGCTTCAACGGTGTGAACGTCGGAGCCGATTCAGTTATGTCCTCAGCGGCCTCCGTGTGTTGATATACCGTAGGATCAGCATCAATACGGCAAATATAGGTCGGCCCTTCAATGGGGATCGTTATTGCCCCAGCCTGAACGACGCGAGACTTTGCACGAACCAAGTCGATGATGTTGGCCGATAGATATTGCGGCACCAACGCCGTCCCGGTTCCCACCGGAGTCGCTCGCCCTTCAAGGCCCATGCTCGCCCTGACAAAGCCGGCCAGCGTGAAGCCGGTATCGTCACGAGGCGTGATATTCGCCACAGCCGACCTTGAGTCAACCACTGGGAAGGCCTTTCCGTCGAGGTCATAGGCCGTATAACCCCCTAACAGCCCTCGGGGGTCGAAGCCACCCTGTGCCTGCCTTATTTGCTTGTCTAACGCTTTTATCTGCTCATATTTCGAGTTATATGCCATTTCCTCGTCGTCGTTAAAGTCGCGATTTTCTTTTTCGACTTTTTTAATTATTGCTTCTGCCTCGTCAAATAGCTTGTCTCTGATTTCTTGAAGCTCCATTTCAACACACACTCCCTTTTTATTTTTGTTTAGCCTGTGTGGTCCGGCGTGTGTGCTACATCGTTAGTTCTGGCGTAGCTCCCTACCTTCAAGTTAAGTCCGGTGTCATCGCGCATTCGATCTCAAGGTCTGGCGTTAATGATGTCCCCAAAGTTAGGCGTTGATTGCGCAAAAACTAAGCAAGGCGTCAGAGCTTGGTTGCTGCCCTCCTCTGTTT